CCAACGACAGCTTGTTACCAATCATCGCTATAAGCTGGTCTTTATGGAAGATTCCCCACCAAAGAATGAAACCACGCACGATGGTTGATTTGCCAACCTGACGAGACCACTTGTTGATGTTAAACCTGTATTTCAGGAACCTTTTAATTGCTGCCTCCTGAAAGTCATACAGGTCGAACAACTGCATACCGTTGTCCTTGGTGTTGATATACACGTAGTTGCGGATGAAGTAAATCGGGTCGAGGGCGCATTTCTTGATTTCCCTCAACTTATATAGGTCGAGCTTCACAGGCTCATTTGCATCTCGCAAATTAGGTATTCCGTTAAATGGCATGCATCTCTCCTTGTTTGTATCTGTTTATAAATCTTCTGGTAAACCTGCTCTCCTATTGGATTCGGCAATTTCATCGGCTGTCATATCCGCCCTAGTCAATTTACCCTGCTGCAATTTAACCTGACGACGTTCTGCTGCGTGCTTACGAGACGTTTCGTCAAGGTCAGCATACACGACCTGAGGCATGATTTTTCTATCCTCGTCACTCATTCGGTAGAACTTACCGTTCTTGATATTCAGAATATACCCTAGACGCATAAGGCGTTTTCCACGAGCATTATTGAGATTATAGATTCTCGTCAACTCGTCCCTTCCAACCGTTTTCCAAGGTCCTGTCTTTATCACATCAGGTGCATTCGTAATATCATCGTTTGAAGCAGATGAGTTAGATTGTGCGCCAGCACTATTGTTAGTTGGTGTTCCAGCACTATTGCCAGTGCTCTGCTCTTGGCCAACTTGTTGTCCATTGGCCATTCCTCGTCTAGCAGCCGCATTGTTTGATGCAGCACCGTATGCATCCATAGCATTAACAGCATCACCGTACACGCCAAACTGAGATTCGCCACGACGGTTAGGGTCCTGTGCCCTTTCTATATACGGCTTCTGGTCTTCTTTCGTCATGAGGAAGACTGGTGCAGGTAGATATTTCAGGTATTCATCAGAAGGGTCTTTCAACATACGGGTAAGAAGACGTTTGCCCTTGTCTGATACAGGATTGTAATGCAGGTCTAGCCCTGTCTTTTCGATGAACGCTTTAGAGAATTTTTCGATGTCAGTAACTTTACCATCTGGACGGAAGCCCATAGTTGCATAGTATTTCTCTTTGTCAACTATGTCACCAAATGAGTTGCGGCCTTCTGCCTCCAATTCCTCCACGCTCTTATTCTTGTCAGCGCTATCAACGACTTCGGTTAGCTTCCGTTTATACGAAGGAAGGAAAACCTCTTTGTAATAACCATGGATGTATTCTTTGAGCATCTCGGCTTTTGCCTTATCCTCATCCATGTAAAAGGAATCCTTATTTTGCTCCCAGTATTCTTCAAATTGCTTTTTGAACTCCGCATAGGATTCCTTGTTGATAACCTTCTTTCCATGCTCGTCCATACCAATCATGATATAGAAGAACTCAACTGGATGGTTGATTGCCTTGCTTGCATCTATAATATGGAGGTCTTTCGTAAAGCCAAACTTGTCAGCAAAGTCGTCGTCATTTACCGTTTCCGCAGAAGATGCTTTTTTAGCGTGGCTTGCCGATTTTCCGACAGCCTCAGCTTTATCCATTAGAGTACCGCCATTCTTCAACATGATTTCGCTTGTACGGTTTGCTCCCTCAGCCGCATACTTTGCGTTTGGGTTGTTTGCAAGATTCTTGTCAACAAGTGCTGTGGCTTTTTCAAGTATCTCCTTCTCATTCTCAATACGATTCGATTCAGCGTTCCATTTTATACCAAGGTCTACTAAGTCATAACCAAGCCATATTGCACCGAGAATCTGGCCAACGACTGGAATTGCGGCGCTCCCTATTCTCTTGCCAACAAATTTAGTACCAAAAGACAGTATAAATGGACCTAGAAGGCCTATACCTAAATCTGCAGCATCCTCACCAGCGCCCTCGAACTGGGGTTTATAGACAGTCCTGTGCAACTCAATGATAGCCTTTACGGTTTCACCGTCCATGCCGTCAATCCCGCTCAACACGGATTCCATCAAAGCGTATCTATCATTTGTTGAGTACATTTTTCAACATCTCCTTGTTCTTGGGATTGAACAGCATGCCAACAAAATCCTTAACAACATGTGGGTCTACCTTGCCGATATTCTTCGTAATTATATCGCCAATAACCTTAACCCCAGGTATTCCTAGGCTTTTCGACAAACCATCAAGAATTTCACTTCCTTCCAATCCAGTTGCAATATCCGATGCGGTTGTGGCAGTCTTGTCAGGAGAGAAGTATTTACCAAAATCTGGCCAAGGTGGTTCGTCATGCTTTTCAAGCATGCCATCATCTACGTTGTCATATTCTGGTGTATCTGGTGCTGGGGTAGAGTGACAGCGTTGTACAAACGCCACATACTTCTGGTTTCCTTCATCATCCCAACACCAAGGTGCAGGACATGGCTTTCCAGTAACATCAAAATGGCGAATAACCTCTTGTATGGTAGGATATTTCTTCAACAGGTAAGCAACCAACTGTGCAGTGTTAGCCAATGTAGCTTCGCTCAAAGAAAATCGTCTGTCGTACGGAGATACATCTTTAGGGCGTTTACCATTAAAGTTACTACACATTTCGATTGAGATAGTATTCTTGTTTGTTGCTGTTCTGTACAGTCGAGCTGGGTTTGGTATTTTAGCTGTTTTTATATAGTTGTCAAGTTCTTCTTTAGAATTCACTCCGATAGCATGACAGTTATAATTATCCAAATCAGGATTAAACTGATAGATTTCACCATCGTCAACGATGAAATCAGATGAGCAGTTGCCACGAAACTTCGTTTTCGTCGCCTCGCCTGGTGCAGAAGAATTACCAGCAGTGTAGTGCAAAGCTATGTATTTTATCACCCTGTTCTTGGCAGGCGTCAGATTGATAGGACTAAGGTTCCTTTTTATACGAAATTCACCATCTTCGGATTCGATTATATTAGGTTCCTTCTTGTCGTCCTTCTTGTCCTCTTTCTTATCGTCCTTCTTTTCTTCCTTTTTCTCCTCTTTCTTTTCCTTTGCCTCATCAGCTTCAAACAAGGTACGATACAGGGATATGATGGCATCCTTCCTTATGTCATCCAATCCTTGGTAACTATTTACGGACTCTACGAAGATATCTTTCATTGCGGTGCACCATGTATTTCAGAAATAGTTTATAATGTGGATGCACGCAAAATTCCGTATTTACCGCTGATTTCGTATGTTCGACCTTATAAACTATTTGCATAACAATGTTGGCAATTGCCATATAGGTATGATTATGGATATGTTTGATATTCCGACAGAGAAAGAACTTCTTGGTCAAGTGAAGGCTCACTTGGAGACTAAGAAGCCCGTTAAATCGCTCGACGTGAACGAAGTGTTCCCGTTCTGGAACGCCGCTTCCGTTTCCGCAGCAGAAACCGATTCCATGCGTAAGCCGTCCAAGAAGGGTCTGGTGATGCCGAACGACAAGGTTGGTTCCATCCAGCCTATCAAGACCATCAAGGAATGGAAGGCAGAACGCATCAAGGGTCACAAGGAAACCACGAGCGAAGCCCAGAAGGAACCCGAAGTAAAGAAGACTGCACAGATGGAAGCCGCAAGCGGAACTCCTAAGTTCAAGCCTGTCGATGCAACCATCGATACGACCTACACCGTCAAGGGCGGTCCAGTCGTTAAGGGCAAGTCTCTTGTTGGTTCAATCAAGCCAATCAAGGCAGGTCAGTCTATCTCCATTAGCGATATGAAGACTCTTATCGCTGACATCAGGAAGAACAACCGCCTTCCGAACAACGTCGGAATTGTAAAGCCGCAGACGAAGCCTACGCTCAAGGTAGGTGGCCGTGACGACTTCGGTGTTGTGACGAGCGACAAGCCGATGAAGAACCCTGAACCGAAGGCATACGCAAAGTATACCGAAAAGGACATGGACGGCAAGAAGACGGAAAAGCTTGTTGAACTCGGTAAGCCTGAGTACAAGAAGGAACCTCCGAAAACTTCGAAGGCCGACCTCGTCGGTGTTGTTAAGGTAAAGAAGTAAGATATGTCGGAAAAAATGCCTATATACACTCCCCGAACAGTCAGGGAGTTGCATCGTAACCTTGTACGAAACCCGGTGCCTGTGCACCAGGGTTTCATCAGGTGCCGTATAGGCGACCTTCCAGTATCTTACGACCCTGACTACGACGGGAAACATCACGTAGATGACGTTACAAAGGCACATACCGCACCTCCTCCTGAGACGGTCAACGCAAACATTGACAACTTTACTGCACCTGGCCTTACGTTGAACTATGCCAAGGAAAGCCATTACAAGTTCACTGTTTACATACCGACCACGGAAGACAACGAATACAATGACTCTATTTCGATAGGCATGTACTGTGACGACTACTACGAGAACTACTGGGCGCTTCACCGCTACATGGAAACCATCCAGAGCGGCCAGACGGATGCATTCCCTATACGAGACCACAACCATAGGGTTTACGGTTTCGACCACAGGTACAGGAACCGTCTGATGTACATCCCTCACATCGATTTCCATTTCGGTGATGACAGGGCACAACATCACATGATTGTCCGTTACTACCGCTGCTTCCCGACAAGTATCAGTGCTCTGTCGGTAACACCAGGTAGTGCACAGGCGTTGAAGTTCCAAATGACGTTCAATTACCAGATTAAGAGGATTATCCGCCTCCCAGACCCCAACTCGCTTATGTCAGCCATATGTGTAGTTACTGGTGGAGAAAACAGTAACTCATACTAGGAGCATTTATGGCAAGCACACCGTCAACACCATTTAACCAAGTCACACACGTAGTCCCCGTGATGCACAATACGGAGCGTCCATCGGATAGCTACCTTCAAGACTACTTTACCCGTGCAGAAGGATTTGTCCCTAACAAGTTCCATATAGGGTTCAGTGGTGAATATGTGGAAAAGGCGTTGACCATAATGCAAATTAACTGTGCTGGCGACAAATACACTCACGCACCAAAGCTGTTCAACGGCTCTGCTTACTTGATGAAAAAGTTCAGTAATTTCATCGAGGAACATTGGGATAATGAAAAACGTATCCTGAATATGTTGTGGAACTGCAAGTCTGTCACTCTGCCTAAGCCGACGCTCGCTTTGGAAACAATAGACTCTCTGGACAGCATGAAGGACTTGAGCTTCCAGATGCCAAAGAAAGTTCAACCAGGGGAGCTAACACTTACCGTAGTGGAGAGTCAGTACCTGATGTGGTTTAACTTCTTCAATGCAATGTTCAACTCGCAGATTTCTCCGCTTGTCCTGCGTCCTAAGTCTGGCTTCCACAAGATAGATATATCAGTAGAACTTCTGAATGGTGCTACTGCCAACGACTGGGCAGCTGACCTGAATAAAGCCGTATTGGCATCGAAAGCGCCATGGGTTACTTATTCCCCAGGAACAAGAACAAACCTGGACGTTATTCAGATGTCTGAATATAATTCAGTCGTACTCACCTCCGCACCGACCATAGACCCAAACAACAGCTCTATGGATTTGGCAACCTTCAACGTTACCTTCAAGGTTCCAAACACGCTCAACGGAACGTTCAAAAAGAGTGACCGTGGCTTGCATGATAACACGACAGTAACACAGGCAACTGTAGGGTCAAGCGAAACTACACTGGACTACAACCTTAGGTTCTGGGAAAGAGACAGGGGTACAATGGTTGGAACAAAAAACAACTTTGAATCCCTTAGCCCAAAGGATGAAGTCGAGTTCAACCAGAGGTTCAAGAAGCGCAGGGGCTTTATTCCGTCCATGCCAGACGAGACGAGCAAAAAGAAATAACGCTACTTTATAAGCGTAGTTATTTTCTGCTGTAAATTCAATGTCTTGAAGTTTCCGAATAGAGGAAGAAGCTTAGAGTATGCATCGTAGATTCTGAGGTTATTCTTCGTCATCGGAATATCAGATGTAGGAACATCTATAATGGACATCAACTTCTTGGAATAAAGTTTTCGAACATCGTTTCCGTACTTGCATATACCCCAATGAGCCAATGTCGGGGTACGTATAATACCGTTGTCAAAATCGTTTGCAAATATGGACGGCAGCTCGCAACGCACCGCAGACATCACACAGCGGTCGAAAATACCGCTACGGTAGCCTAGGTAATGGTCAACTCGGTTATCCATGAACGTCACATACTCGATTGAACGGTCAGTAAGGAAACGGACGCAATCTTCCTTGGTTGCGGCGTATACAGGAATCTTGTCCTTCTTCAATATGCGCTTGCAGATTTCATTATAGCTAATTCTCGGCTTGTACCACATGTTGATTCCTTCCGATTCAATCTGGTTCAGGTTGAACTCGTACAGGTAACCATTGAGCGTCACATTGCTCGTCGGGATGTCAGCCCACCTTGTATTGCTGACGTTGCGGATTATGCTGTCAACGAACCATTTCGGAAGATACTGCTTAAACATGGTTATCAGTCTTGTCGGCGAGTTTGACATGTCCTTTAAGATTGCCTGAACATGCTCGTCCAGATACCCGTCACGTACAGCCTTCCACTCCTCAATGTCGTCGAAACTGAGCTTGTTGAAAGGGAGCGTTATCAACCCATTATGGCTGTTCTTGAACTTCAGTTTTTCGTACGGTATGTACAGGTAGTCGCAGCCATGGAATTCATCAAATTCAAGGTCAGGGAGGATTACGCTAAGTCGCTTCGCATCGTCATACGAGATGAAGTCATTGTACTTGTCGAGAGGTTCACCAAGGGTTCCCGTGTTGTAAAATACAACTTCGTTCTCTACGTTCTGTGCCTGGTTGTGGGCTTCTATAACGGAGTCCAGTGTATAACCGACAACTATCCTTTTTATGCTATGTTCTTTAATGTCCGTCATCATTGCTCCTTCATCGTAGACAAGACTTTCTTCATGCCCATGTTCTTCTGTATGTACGGGTAAATGTGTTTGTCCAGCCAGTTGCTGTCTGGAAGGCCTGTGAATATGTCGAAAATCTTACCGTCAGGCTCGCAGAATATGTGCATCGGTTTCAGGGTTAGACCAAGCGAAGTGTATATCTTGCACTTTTCAGGCTCTGGTTCGACCACAATCTTGACCATATTGTTCGAACTGTCCAGCAACCCCTTCTTGTAGAACCAGTCGTGAATGTCCGCCAACGATGACCTGCACTTGGGACAATCGTTAGACCCGTCATAGAAGATAAACATCCACATCAGAGTGTTTCTGTCGGCAAACTCGGAAAAGCATTCGTTACCAAAGTCTACCAGACGCTGGGACAATGGCTTATACAGGCCGACATCGAACTTTCCATCACAACAAAGCTTACCCATAGGTGCATACAGCTACTTTACAATGGATAAAATACATTTTTATACTTTCTTCGCCGCGTCATTATACTCAGGGAACTTAATTTTGGCGATTTCTTCCTCGACTTCCTTTGGATGTCCATACAGAAGGTTGGGGGAGCCAAGGGTAACTACGGTGAGTAGGGAGTCTTCTGAGGTGCTTGGGCCATTACGCATCACGTCGTTTTTAATTATCTGTTTTCCAAGGACAATATACTCGTCACAATAGATATTGTCAGGGGAAGAGAAATCGTCCCTCAACTCCTTGGACTTGGCATACACATAGACACTAGAGCCTACATCGGGCCCCATGAGGTTGACCAATGTTATGTTCATCTTTTTGCCAAGGCTTGCAATATATCTGCGACGGATAAAAGGAGATATCTGGTACATGTTGTGTGTGTTTACCGTACAGTCACGAATCATGTACGCATCGCCGAAACTATACCCAGCGGGACCAAACGCATTGTCTATTTCTTCCTGATTGGTATATCCAGCCCCCTTCAGGAGCTTGCTGAAACATGGGTTGTCACATAGGCCAATGTCAGGCTTGTTGTCCGTAAGTGTCATGTAAGTAATGTGCGGGAACAAGTCCTTCTTGTTCTTGCCAGCATCGCTCCATCTGGTGTCCGTGGTGTAGAACCAAGTGACATACCCAGAGTCCGAATCCTCGAACATAGAAGCATTGCCGCCTCTCTGTGCGTTCACGTAGAACATGAACATCTGGTGCTTATAGTATTCCTTGGAACGGTTAATGCTAGATACTACATAGTTGCACTTCTCGGTGGAGAATGTGTAATATACGTAGTCGCCTTCCAAGAAGGAATGCTCGACAATATCGTTCAGCGTCTGTTCCATGTCTGCCTTGACAACAATCCAGTTCATCATGTCGCCAGTGCTCTTAGGCGGGACGACGATTACTGGCTCGTCAATCTGACGATGCTTGAATACCTGCTGCATTGTTTCGGTTGACGTACCATATTTCTGGAACGTCCTTGTATCCATCGTTTCAAAGGCGCCTAGACGGAAAGAAATTGTCTGAAAACTATTGTTCGTGCCAGATACAACCTGGATTGGAGAAGCGTCCATAACAACGAATGTCAACGGAGTGTTATCCAATTGCTGACTACCCGTATTGTTGAATTTCATTATACCGTATTCACCAGAATGAATGATTGCATTGGCATCATCAACGTTCTGTACATTTGCAATTCCGTAAGGAACCCCGTTCAATGGGATGCTAAGACAGAACTTCAATATAAGGGAATTAGGGTAGACTCTTCCCATTAGGTAGATTTCAACCGAGGCATTGTCTATGTTATCTATATTAAGCATGAAGGTCTACCTATCGAATGTTTGTATCGTATTTTGACAACCAGTTCAACGAATCGTTGAGCTGCGGGACAATGACGGCTTTACCGACAGTCACCTCGCTTACAACACCATTAAACAGGTTGTTATAATGTAGCCAATACTCTGGGGTCACTTCGAGCTCATCCAGCATCTTCTTGTATTCTGCCTCCAACTGCTCGCCACGATAACCTTTCATGTACAACTCGTTGTACACGCTTTCTTCAAATATACGAACAGCATCACGACACGGCAACGGATTACGGATATGGTTAGCCGCACAGAACACTTTACACATTCTGCTGCTTCCCATGGTGCGTCGAGCAATAACATCGGGACGGCCTTGTTCATAACCCTGAACATTATCCAAGGTCAACATGGAAAGTTCGTCATCCCTAAATCTAGGGTAATTCATTTCATCAGCCATATCAACCTCTACTTCTTAGCCTTATCCGCATCCTTCTGAGGAATAGGATAGAACAAGTTATCACCAATAAGGTGTATGAAGTCATGATTCGGGCCAGGAGTCATCCACGGCTTCAACGTAACAGTCACTTTCATTGTGACAGGAATGCTTGCACCAATGCTGTTTATAAACAATTCTTCCGAAGGCGGGATGCTGACATTTTCAATAACCATCGGTTCTACATCAAGAATGTTTCCTATAGTAAGCCTGA